TTCCTTGTCCGATGTCGATAACGTTTCCTTGTTCATCTTTTTGCTCCTTCTGTTTAAGCAGGTTAGAGATTTCCTGTAGCATGTACTGATAAGTACGTGCTTGTCCCAACATATACTGATATTTCTCCATATTGTCAATACCACCACTAATCATGGTATCTCCAACTCTTTGGAGATTGTCTTGTATAAGTTTTTGTAATTTAGCGACGATAACTAATGGGTCCACTAAATCATTCCTTTATAATATTTCTCATAACTTTTATTTGATACTTTCTTACCACCTAAATCACTTTTAATGTGTGATCCAACATATTCTTCTGACGCAGGAATAGAAAACTCCTGTTGTGTAGTGTCTTTGTTAGATTTACCCACAGGTACTCTTGAATTCGCTATTTTCGGGTTCCATCTTGGGTTTACCATTATTTTTTCTTAATTGTAAATTTTCCGCTTGGTTTATATGCGTCTATTTTTTTAGCTTCTTCTGCTTTTCTTTTAGCATCTTCTTCTACTTTTCTTTTAGCATAACGTTTGTCATATTGTTTACCTTTGTACTCAGTTTTAGCAAATTCTGCTCTTTTCTGAGCGCTAAATGTTTTAGTTCCAGCACCAATATTATAAGGTGCATTTATGCTAGAAAAAGGCTTTATGCTAGAAATAGTTTTCCCTTTTTTACTTTTTACAAGTTTTTTAGCTACTTGTTTAACTAAATTAAAATATCCACTCATTATTTTTTTCCTCCTCCGTTTCTAAATATTTGTGTACCCTTTATACCAAATATACTGGCACATACAAGTATCCATAAATTCGTAAACCATTTTGGTAGGTTCGAAAAGTACTCAAAAAAGACATTTATCTTCGCCATAGCCTCCGGATCGTCTGTCCAGACCGACCAGGCCAAAATTACTATGGGCAGTGTGAGAATGCAAAGGACGATTTCGTCCTTCCAGTCATTTTGCCGAGCTTCTAAAAGTTTGCCCTGGTAAGATTCCTCACCTCGGGCCATACGCTCGGCATGCAACAATTGTGCATCCGACATTGCCATCTTCGTACGTTGACGGTTAGAATATATCTTACTTCCCGCTTGAAGCGCTATTTTAGCTAATCCAAACCAAGCCATTTTACGTCCAAGTTACGGGTTTTTGCGGTCTAGCAGCACGAGTTCCTGTGACAGCGTTTTTATCTTTTTTATCGCCACTTGTTTTTACCGGTTTATTATTTCTATTTACATCCGGTGTGGAAATCGTTTTAGATTTTCCAAGTGGTGCGTATCCTACTCCTCTTGTCATTATTTACTCCTTCCATTTGTTTTCGGTTTCATGCCAGCTAGTTTAATTCTATTAGCATTTGCCATTTCTTGTTTCTCAATAGATGTATCAGCTCTAAGTTCAGCCAGTTCTTCATTCTGGTCGATCTTAGTTTCTTGAATGTCCTGATTCATCATCGCCTTCATATTTTCAATATTAAGTTTTTCCTGAGCTTCTTTTCTTTTTGCTTCATTGTCAAGAGCTCTGATATCCAGTTCCCTAGATCTTAGTTTAGCAATTGGATCATGATCGAATTGAGAAGTAATTTTCTTTTCTTCCTTCATAAAGTCTTCCATCATTTCTGCAATCAAGACGGCTTTTCTTGCATCAATCTTCTGTTGCATTTGCTGCATCTGCATTTGTGCCTGTTGTGCCGCTTGCGGATTTTGTTGTGCTAATTGTTGCACCATCATTTGTTGTTGCTGCAATTGTTGCATCTCTTCTCTAAATTCTAATTCAATTTGTTCTTGAGCCATTAAACTAATGTGCTCCAAGCAGTTCTTTTCAATAGCCGCCATCACCATCGGATTATTTCGCACCATGTTCGTTGCCATAAAATTTAAGTGAGCAGTAATATGGGCTTGGTGGTCTTGGCCTGGATACGCTCTAAAAGGCACCGCTGCTAAAGCATCAATGTGCTCGAGCGCTGGATCTTTAGGTTGTAGTCTAGGTTTTGGTTTTAAAATTAAATCAATATCCTTAACCCCCAAAGCCTCGTACATATTTCGATACACTTCGTACTGATTGTGCATTTTTGGATTTGAGGCCGCCAATTGCAGTTCCGTTTGCGCAAGGGAGATACGCTGTGTCTGTGAAAAAATATTAGGATCCGCAACTGGCAGAATATCTACTCTGTCATCAAAGTCCATTTTCATAATTTGTTTTTGTCCCCCGACAACATCGTATGGATATACGGGTGGTAGATAAAGTTTGAATACTCTTGAGAGTAAATTAAATTCTCTTTTCATGGCAGCATATAATCTTTTATGTATGGCCGACATCGTTCTAGAACCTCTTTCTAAAAGCGCTACGGTCGTGCCCACAGCTGCTTGTTGATTACCCTCACCTACTTGCAGGTCCGCTATTGAAGCGAATCGTTGTCCTGCAGCTACCACGACGCCCATAAGTTGTAATAAGGTTTGAGAAGGTTCTTTAAACGGAAGCGGCATAAAAGCATCTCTTAGGCTGCCTCCCGGTGCATCTACATCCCTGAATTCTCCAGGTTGAATAGCTTGTGCTTCATCTCTCATTTTAATTCCACGCATTTTAAATCCTGCGGGTAAATTCGATAAGGTACCTGCATCTAAAAGTTGACGAAGAGCCGCCGTTGCAGTGCGACTCAATCCGCCAATCATATGGATCAGGCCAAAGCCATAAAAGCCTAGGCCAGGGAGAAATTTAAAATGAACAAAATAGTCAATTTTATCTTTTTTAGGATCATTCATTTCATAATTTCTTCGAATCGATAATATTTTTCTTGTGCCTTCTTCTAACGCCACGATATAAGGCAATTTAATTCCTGTAGGTTGTCCATCTTGTCCTTGATCTTCAAAGCCTTCGAGATCTAAGTTCACATGGCATTCCAGAATCGTATACATACGATCATCTCTACCACGCGTCGTTCCTTCAAGTTGTCTTTCTCTTTTTTCTACTTCTGATTCTTGTAAGTAAGAAGGATTCAATTCCAGATCTCTATAAAAACCACCCACTTGTTGTTTTCTTAAATCATTTTCAGTCATACGAACCATATGAATAAGGGATTCGCAATCGTCTAAAGAAGTTGCTGTATAAGGTACTACTAGATCATCGGCAGGAACAAACTTAGATACTGCTCTTTGCATAATGTCATCATAATAAACTTTTTTAAATGCTGATCCTGCAAGGGGTAAATAAAATAGCATTTGGTCAAATTCCGCTTCGTACTCTTTCATTTGATCCATGATTTGCCAGTTCATGTAATCTTTAACACGTTGTGACTGTTGTTCTTTAGGTGGCGTCGGTAATCCAATAATTTGGGTTCTTACCGGTCCACCGGATGGTAATAATTCTTTGTAAGCGAGTGATTGAAATTGAGTAACCGCTTCAGCAAGCACGGGGTGCGTGGCACCCGATGCTCCTTTAAAAGGCTCAGTTCGATCGTCGTATTTAAATCCTAAAAGATCTAAACCTGAGGTATACGCTCGTTCCCAATCTTTTCTTGATGTCTTGTAATCGGTATAATTATTATAAAGTTCACTGCCTAGCGGATCTAAAACATCGTCCGGAAGGAGCTCTGCTAAATTAGAAAAATGACCTTGATCCGGTCCCACTTGTAAGTTTTCAGGACCAAAATTAACGTCTACACTTCCATCTTCATTAGGTTGCAGTTCCGTCGGCTGTTTCATTTGATCAGCCATTTGAACTTGCTGTTCTTGTGCAATCTTTTGTTGACTAGGTAGTTTTACGTCTTGTGTTACGTTGGGTAACACTTTGTCTATTTCTGCCATTTAAATTCTCCCTCACTGTCTTAACAGTATTGTATTGTATATTCAAGCCTCTTGATACCGGTCCACTTTTTGGGGGTACTAGGCTTGTTAATTTACTTAAGCTTGATCTACTTATCGTCATCTATTTTGTCTACATCTGGAAGATAGTTGTCATAATCGACTTTGCCGCCTGCTTGAAGTCCAAGCATTTCTTCCGTTGGATCTAATTGATCCGCGAAAATACCACCGTAGCCTTCTTTTTTTCGAGCTTCTTTTTCTAGCATTAAATTAAACTCTCCTAAATCCAAATCTTGTATAGCTTGTCCTACTTTTTCTTCTCCCAAATGTTGTCCTGCAGGGCCTTCATAAAAAGTTCCAGCGATTTGCGAATACTCACCTTGAAGTTCTTTCATTTTATTTTCAAGATGCCTCATGTTTGTACCTTCAAAACCTTCTATATGAGCCCATTTATTAATTTCCGCATCTCTTTGTGCTTGAAGGTATGAATATTCTTCACCAATCTCATCTATTCTAGAAAGATTATAACCAGACTGACCATAGTGTTTTATTTTTTCTTCCTTTTCACTTATGCCTGGAACAAAATCAGGAGAAACTCCTATAGCTTCTAAAAGCGGGCCATAAACAACTTCATGAGTAATTCTTTTTCCACTTTCTCCTTCAGAACCCATCCATCCAATAATGATTGGAGCAAATGCTGCTTCCCACATAGCAAAAATACCTGTACCTCTCGCAATGTTTCTGCCGGTTTTAAGAAAGTTTAAAATATTAGCATTTTTAGTTTTAGCTGCTGTTTGACCTATATTTTGTAGAAATGATTTAGGGTTT